GGAAGGAGAGGGACAGATTCAAAAAGCAATCGGGCCCAGAGACTGGTCAGCGCTCTATCAGCAGAACCCAGTTAGTGATGAAGGTGAGTACTTCAACCGAGAAATGATTAGGTATTATGATGAAACTGAAGTAGACTTGGATAAGTTACGGTATTACTGCGCCTGGGATTTGGCGATTGGTCAACGCGAACGTAACGACTACTCAGTTGGGCTAGTTGTTGGCGTTGATGAATACGATAATTTATACGTAGTAGATTGTATACGAGGGAAGTACGACGGGTTTGAACTTGTTGAACAAATCTTAGACTTATATGAAACTTGGCGTCCACATGTAGTGGGCATTGAGAAAGGACATATTGAAATGGCATTAGGGCCTTTTTTACAAAAACGAGTACGCGAACGTGGACTCAACGAAGCTTACTTTAAAGATTTAAAAGTAGGCCGACGTGATAAAGAAGCCAGAGGTCGTGCAATACAAGGTAGAATGCAACAAGGCATGGTATACTTTCCGAAAGATCCGGTATGGGTTGGTCCGCTGATTGCGGAACTTCTGCGTTTTCCAAACGGGGTTCATGATGACCAAGTGGATGCACTAGCATGGATAGGATTGATGATGACTGAATTCGCTACTTTTGTAGAGAAGATAGAACACGAACCTTCTTGGCGAGATAAGTTAAAGTATTTAGCTAAGACAGATAAACGTAAATCAGCAATGAGTTCTTAATGTATCATAAAAAGAAAAAGAAACTTAGTAAGGAAGAAGAGCATTTAATAGCTATGAATCAGTTCGAGCGTTACGAACGTGCGCGCGACAATGGCCATCTTGACTATATCGAGACAGCGAAAAAATGTGATGCTTTCTACCGAGGCAATCAGTGGGATCCTGCTGACGTTGCTACTTTAGATGATGAAGGTCGTCCTGCTCTTACAATTAATACTATACTGCCTACCGTCAATACGGTACTTGGTGAGCAAAGCACTAGGCGTGCTGAAATAAGTTTTAAACCTCGTGGTAATGGTAATCAACAGATTGCTGATGTTTTAACTAAGCTTTATTTACAAATTAGTGACAATAACAAATTACATTGGTTAGAGTCCCAAGTATTTGCTGATGGTCTTATTCAAGATCGAGGTTATTTTGATGTAAGAATTGATTTTACGGATCATATTCAAGGAGAAGTGCGTATAAGTACCAAGGATCCTTTAGATATTTTAATTGACCCTGACGCCAAGGAGTATGATCCCAAAACTTGGAATGAAATATTTGAAACTAAGTGGATGAGTTTAGATCAAATAGAAGAACAATATGGTCAAGAAAAAGCTGATCAATTAAGAGTCGCTGCAGAATATGGCAATACTATGGGCACTGACTCGGTTGAGTATGAAGAAACTAGATACGGTGATACTTATACCGGTGTTGAATATAATCAAAGTTCTACTGCTAACCCAGAAGAAAATAGACAAGTGCGTGCTATTCGAGTTATTGAAAGACAGTATTACCAACTTAAAGACTGTATGTTTTATGTAGACAGAGTCACTGGCGATATGCGCCCTATACCTACCAATTGGGGTAAACGTAAAAGAGAAAAGTTTGCTGATGACTATGGTTTAGATATTTTAGAAAAATTGGTACGTAGGGTACGTTGGACCGTAACTGCTGACAAAGTAGTACTACACGATGACTGGTCCCCATATGAATGTTTTACTATTGTGCCTTACTTCCCTTACTGGCGTAGAGGTAGACCATTTGGCATGGTAAGAAACTTAATATCACCACAAGAACAATTAAATAAAATAAGTTCACAAGAACTTCATATTGTAAACACAACTGCTAACAGTGGTTGGATCGTAGAAACAGGTTCATTACAAGGTATGACCGCGGATGATCTCGAGGAACACGGTGCGGAAACTGGTTTAGTATTAGAGTATAATCGCGGATCCTCCCCCCCTGCGAAGATACCACCTAATCAGATTCCCACCGGCCTCGATCGTATTAGTCAAAAAGCAGCAGCTAATATAAAAACCATTAGTGGTATTAGTGACGCTATGTTAGGCACGGATAGTCCTGAAGTATCTGGAGTAGCTATTCAACAAAAACAAAATCGTGGTGCTATGATGATTCAAGTACCATTAGATAATCTACAAAAAACTAGACAATATTTAGCTGAGCATATACTACGTTCTATTCAACAATATTATACGGAAGAGCGAGTTATTCAAATTACTGATGAAAGTGATCCTTTTAAACAAAGTCAACCAATGGTAGTTAACAGAACTACGCCCGAAGGTGAAATAATAAATGATTTAACTTTAGGTGAGTATGATGTAGTTGTTGGTAATATGCCGACTAGAGATAATTTTGATGAAGTACAATTTGCAGAAGCTATAGCTTTGAGGCAAGCTGGAGTTCCAATACCAGACGATTTAATTGTAGAATACTCTCATATGGCTAAAAAAGCAGAAGTTGCTCAACGTATTCGTATAATGCAGGGTATGGAGCCACCATCAGAAGAAGAAGCACAACTTGCCGCATTCCAAGCACAAGCACAAGTACAAAAAATACAGTTAGAATTAGCTAAAATGGAAGCTGAGGTACAAAATTTACAATCTCAAGCTCAATTAAATTCAGCAAAAGCTCAGGAATCTGCAGCTGACCCACAGATAAAAATAGCTGAATTACAAAACAAAATGCAAATGAAGCAACAAGAACTTGCCTTACGTCAACAGTTATCAGCAATAACTAATGATATGAGGAAAGGACAAACTGAAACCCAAGCGGCAGCAAAAATTGCTACCGCAGCTATGAAACCAACAGGAGGTAACTAATGGCTAAAAAAGATAACACGACAGAAGAAGTAGAATTTATAGGTATGCCTGGAGCAGATGCAAAAACTGAAGAAGATGTTGCACCTTTCCAAGTTGATATGAATTTTGAAGATGAACCTGAAACTGAAACTACGGAGGCAGCAGTTGAAGAAGAAGAAACAGAAGAGGAGAATCCTGGAGAGGAGGCAACAGAAGAAGTTGCAGAGGAGCAAGTCGAAGAAGTTGCAACTGAAGAACCAGAAAGTGAAACAGAAGCATCAGAAACAGAGACAGTTCAAGGAGATGATGAACAACCTGTGGAAGCAGTGGAGGAAGGATCAGAGGTAGTTGAAGTAGAAGAAGTAGAAGAAGTAGAAGAACCTAAAGCACCTATGGTGCCTAAATCTAGACTTGATGAAGTTTTAGCAAAAAATAAAGAAATGCAAAAACGTTTACAAGATATAGAGGGCAAAGAAACTTTAGAAACTGAAAAGGCACCTGAATATGATTTTGTTACTAAAGAAAAACAGTATCAGGAATTTGTATTAGACGGCGAGACTGAAAAAGCAGCTATTCTTAGAAATGAAATAAGAGAAGCAGAAAAAAATCAGTTAATGACTGAAATGCAAAGTAAAATGGGTCAAACTGTCCAACAAGATAGAGAACAACACGAGTTAGCACAAAAAGCTACTGAAATTATGGATGTATTCCCTATTTTTGATGAAAAAAGTAAAAGTTATGATGAAAAATTAACCGCTGAGGTTATGGAACTACGCGATGCTTTTATTTATCAAGGGTATGGTGCAGCTGATTCTTTAGCTAAAGCAACTGAGGTAACTTTATTATCAAAAAAACCTGAGTTACTACAAACAATTGAAGAACCTAAAGTAGATCCAGCCCCCACTTTATCTAAAGCAGTTCAAGAAAAGAAACAAAAAGCTACTGTTAAAAAGAAAGTAGAAGCTTCTCAAGCACAACCGCCTGAAATGAAAGGCGAATCTACTAAAAATAAAAAAGTAGTAGATATAAATGTTATGTCTGATGATGAATTTGGTGCACTACCGGAAGATACTTTACGAAGATTACGTGGTGACTTTGATTAAAGAGTAGTATACTATTTACGAATTCGTTGGTTAGAACGATATCTAACAACTGGTCGTTCAGTATAAAAATCGCCTAATTCGTCTGCAACGACGTTAACTGCTCGAGGTCGTGCTCGTTAAAATAACGATATCGTATCCCAACGATAAAGGGTATACGGGATATCGCCCCAAATAGCGATTGGTTATTTAATTTAATTTTATTTGGAGGGCCTTATGGCTAATACAAACTTTAGCGCGTTGACCAGTGAACAGCTTACTATCTGGTCTCGTGATTTTTGGCGTGTAGCTCGAAATATGTCTTTCATTAACCATCTCTCC